AATTTTTTCAAACTTACTTAACCATTCCAATTCTCGTTTAATGTATTTCTTTGCTGAAGCTGAACCTGATGGTACAGAAACAACTGGGTATCTATTATTTTGCATTTGAGAAACTGACATGGCATCAATCTCGCCTTCAGTAATTATGACCATCTTTCCGCCATCTCTCCAAAGGTGTTGTCCGAATAAACAAATTTTAGATGTATCTCCTAACCACTTAAATGATTTGTCAGGAAATCTTAAATGCTGTGCTACCCTGTTATATTTGTTGTCGTAATAATTAGATATATGGCAGTGGCTATCATTATATATTCCAGTCTCATAATTAAATTTCTTACAGGTTTCAGAGTTAATATGTCTCTTAGGTAATGCTTCGTTTATACCTGTAATCATGTTTGTTTCCTTTCTTGGGGTTATTGGTGCTGTGGGTTTATCGTTTGAATTAAAATAGTTGTACTGTTTACAGCCGAAACAAAACGAATGATTTTCGTATATGGCTAAATTATCTCGACTGGAACAGTTTAGGCAAGGAGCATGTCTTAAAAACTTATCATTAGATAGTTCCGTCATCTCTAAGTTCCTGTAAATCTTCTTCGCTAGTTAAGCCGTCTGAAAATTTATAATTTTTAATATCTTCATTAAGTAAATATTTTCTAACATCAAATGATGGACAAAATTTCTTATCATCTAAATCTCGGTGTCCAACAATTTGTGCATCAGGATAAATTAATACTAATCTTTCTAATTCTTTTTTAAGACTGTCGAATTGTTCGCCAGTAAAATTATCATGGGGTTGTGTCCAATCTTCTTCTAAAGCTCCACCAACTACACAAAGTCCAAAAGAATTATGATTGTATCCTTTAACATGCGCTCCTACTTCATTGTCTGAACGTCCTTGTTCAACTTCTCCATTACGTTTAATAACGCTGTGGTAGCCGATTTTTAACCAACCATTTTTTCTATGTATTCTATCTATCCATTTAGCATCTACATCTTTCATAGATGGTCTCGTTTGAGAACAATGGATAACTATATATTTAGTTTCTTCTCGCATTTTTATTTTCCTTTATTTCGTTGAGCCATTCTTGTGGGAATGGAAGTTTGGTTGATTGAACGCAGTGATATTTAAACTTAAAAAGTTCACACCACTTGCCGTAAGTTGTTTGTGATTTTTTTCCTATCTTGGTTTTAGAGTTTGAAAAGACAAAACGAATATCTAACTCAGGGTGTTGCGCCTTAATTAGTTTATGCTTCTTTCTATCTTGTGAATTGAAAGCACCCTTAGCTTCCACAATAAAACTATTGTTTATTGGGAAGTCAGGTGTGTAAGTTTTTTTGAAAGTAGGAACATCAAAAGTTATTTTCATACCTTCGTATGTGAAATGTATTTTCTGTTTTTTAAGGTAATTATAAACAACTTCTTCAAGTCCACTTTTTAATTCAACTTTATTAGAAATCCGAACTCGTTTGAACTTTTGTCGAAACATTAGAGTTCGTCCCTTCCATTGTAGCTTCAGGTTTACTTTCAAAACCATCTTCTTCTTTGAAAATGTTTTGAGATTTTCCTTCAACTAATTTTATAATTTGAACAGCCTTCAATCTTGCGCTTACTCCTGCACCTAGTAATGGTGTGAAATAAGGAATTAATTGGTAGGCTATCTTCATTGTTGAACCGCCCCATATTGCAGTCGTTGCAGATAAAGGATTTTTCTTTGCATCAAAAAGCATTGGTCTTTGCGTAAACTTTTCGTTAGTTTTTCTATTAAGACCTGACGCTTTCATTTTGTATTTAAAGAAAACGAAACCGCTTTCTTCTTTATAAGGTTTAGGTGCTGACTTTACTTTTTTGCCTTTGTTATCTTTTTCGGCTTTCGCTAGAGCATCTTCACATGCTTGGTCTATATCTTTGACCATTGCTGAAGCGTCTGATTTAGCGACTTTTAAAGTTACCTTGTATTCTCCTTGTTCGTTAAATCGAACATCAGGTTTAACAAGATGTGGGTAAATACTCTCCCCAGTTACACTTACCTTAGTAGGTATATCACTCATAGTTTTTCTCCTTTTGATTGTTAATGAGAACTAACTGTTTAGTTAGCTATAAGTGGAACTTTATATACCCACTACTGCATACATGAGGGTTTTAAAAAAAGTATTTTAGATACAGAAAAATACCGATTTCTTAACTTGCTCTAAATCAAGGTTTCCTCTTGATGGTATCTTAGGAAACTTCTTTAGATTTTTAGCAGATAGCATTGCCTTCATTTCATTAGCAAAATTTAATAAAACATCTTCTTTATAAATTTCACAAAAAGCATCACGAATAGCATCTGCCATAATTCTACTATCAGCAACTGTTGCTCCGTAACTGTCATGTATCATTGAAAAGTTATCAACGCCATTTGCCTTAGCTTTAACGACAGCTAATTGTAAACAGGCACTATCTAAACTGTGAATGAGATTTGGACATACAGATAAGGCTTGTCTTCTTTTATCTATAACATCAGTCTCACTAGATATTGATAGCTTAACTATACTGTCTCCCATTTTAGTTTTGACACGCTTACTTTCTTTTTTGTAACACGTCATCATTACAGGAAATCCTACAGGTGTAGTCCAACACACAGGTAAATTTTCTGATGCTACTAATCTAGAAACAGTTTTTAGAAATGTCATAGTATCTCTAGCCTTAACAACAACATCATGGATACTTTCCCAAATGATTGGTGTTAGATATTGAGTAGCTTTAAACAAGTCATCTCCAAAGTCATGCTTAGTACCACGTTCATTAAATTCTTTAACAACATGGTCTTCTAAGTATTGTCTACATGAATACCTTGTTAATGAATAAGGTAAACACATAACTGGTTTCTTACAGATTTTTCTATCAACTCCATAAGCTAACCATTTCTTTGCTGTCTCATCTGTTTTAGTTCTTAACTTTTCTTTAGTTTTAAGTGCAACTAAATTATAGACATCATTAGGTTTATTTGATGGAACTAAATTAGTTGCCACCCCACCTATTTCATCACGCATCATTGCTGAATAATGTTGAAGTCCTGAATTAGAACAGTCTGCCTGTATAGGTAGTGTTGTTATAAAACTATCTGAATAATTAGTTTCAGCGTATGCTTTAAATTCATAACACCAAGCTAAGAAACAAAAAGGTTTATCAGCATCAGCCCACCAAGTATATTCTAAAGGTAAAGTTGCACAGTCAGTAATCTTTTGGACATTATCTCTTACCCAATTAACTCTTACTGATAGTTCTTCTTTATCAACTTCTCCAAATAGATTTGCACCTGCTATAGCTAAAGTGTCATAATTATTTCCAATACGTTTACCAAATTTAAACTTCAGTAAAGCTCTACTATAATCAGCAGATTGTGGAGATAACATTGCAGGTTTAGGATATATACGTCCTCTAAAGTCCAACTGATAAGGATAGAAAAAACCACCCTTATTTAAAAGTTCATCAGCTTCTTCTAATATTCTGCTGACCTGAACAAACTTAGAGCGTTGTCTTGCTTGGTTTGTATATACTTTAGATGCTTCACGTTTCCATTTAATTAACGCTTCAGGGTTAGTAGCAATATCTACAGGCTTTATTGGAAGCTCAATGGTTTCAGGATTAACTGGTAGTTTTCCTAGCGGAAAGTCATTTTTCCAACATGTAGATATAACTTCATATATATCTTTATTTATTACCCATTCCGTATGTTGCATGATGTTTACACTTTCGTAAACGACAGGCATCTCTTTAACTCTATTTTTTAGTTCTTCTAAGTATCGTCTACTAGAAGCCTTAACTAGATTGTAGTGCATTATTTGTTCTCCTTCGAATTGGCTAGAGTATTACTAATTTCCTCTGCGCTGTGTTGTTTGTAATTATGCTTTTTGCCATAGTAACCGCCAACAAATGGGTTCTCCCAATTTCTTGGTGGCATAATCATTGGTAGATATTTAGGAAGTAGAGCTTCATTTTTAATATTGAAGTTCTTAATCTCCTCTAAAATTTTGGGTGTAGGTTCAACATAAGTAACTGTCTTGTACTTATGACGCTTCCTATTCTGATGCTTGACTAGACCTAAAGTCTCTAAATAAGCCACGAATTTGACACCTAAGTGCATACGTCCTTCTTTGCCCCAGTCGTCAAAATTGAGGTTATGTTTGTTCATACAATAAGTCCAAACCTTCTGTTTATATCCATACCTATTCTTCTTTTGAGGTAGGTTTTTTCCTGCCAGTCGTTTTGCTACTTGATTGTATTTCTCTTTTTCAGCATCTTTAAAAATAGTAATTCTAGCTTCTAACATTAAAGCAGTACCTATTTTGATTGCTAATTTATTCAGGGTTGTCTCGGTAGAAATCCCATCTATTATATTCTTTAAAGCAATAAGACTTACAGTATCCCAAATGTGTGGGTTCTTATCTATGAACACTTCATTAACAAATGCTGATTGTGGCAGACACTGGCATAACAATTTAAGAGCAGTTTGCTTATTCCCTGCTTCTCCATTGGTCATAGTTTTTACTTCATTATTTATCATTTCAGATAACTTGCTTATGTATTTCTGCTGAAGAACAATCCCATACAATGTTGTACTTTCTTGATTATCTAGAACAGCATCTTTGATTAATTTTTGGTATCTAGTGATGCCACCTCTAATCATTATTTCTTCATGTT